TAAAAAGACTTTTAACTTTTCTATGTTTTTTTTCTTAGGCTTGTAGATCATAAAACCCATCCGTTAAATGTTGAATCATAACTTGGATAAATATCATCATTAGTATTGCTAGTATATTCAGGATATGTAGCTTGGTTGAAACTCATAAAATCAATAAATCTTCTAGAATACCATTCAGCATTTGTTCTTGCTTTCTCAACTAAAAAATCTACTTCATTTTTATCTACTGAAATAGAATTTTCTGACGTATGTTTAAATACTCCACCTTGTTTAACCTGATATGCAGCAAATGGATAGTAATTAGCCTGTGAATACCAAATCAACATAGGTACAATATAATCATCTAAAATTGTTTTCCATCTTGCATTAGCAGGATCATCAATGTTTGGTATTGCTAAAGATAAACCATTATACAAATCTGTTCCCATTATTTGCTGAACGTCTATTTCCTGTGCAATCTTGACAAATTGTATGAACTTGTCAGTTGAAATATTTCCATCCATAATGGAATTTCTAACAAGATCTGTTCTGTTTATAAATAATTGTGTAGCCATCTATCTTCTTTTATTTGTTGGTAAAAATCCCTCGTTTGGCATATCAATAGGTCGTTTAGCAACCAACTCACTATTCTTTTCAGGTTTAAATCCTGCTTTTCTAGCTTGATTTACACTAATTGTGGGAGCTAGTGGACTATTTATATCAATACTTCCTTTTCCTTTCTTCATATACGTTTTACGCATCCAAAAATGATGACAAGCACCACCACCTTTGTAAAACCAAATTGAATAAGTATCTGCACCCCTAGGTCCCCAACCTGCATTTACTGCCTGTTTACTCATCATTTCAATATCTTCTTTTCGATATATTTTTTTAGCTGCTACCATTTTCTGACAAAAATCTCTAGTAACATTTTTACCATCCTTAATAGTATCTTTTAAAGGTGCATATTGATAACGAACTTTAAATTGAGTACCCTCTACTATTTCATCTTGACTACTTTTTGCATTTGGTCTAGCAGTTCCTGTTGATACAAATTCCCATAGTTTAGAAAGTAAACTTTTTCCTTTTGTGTTTAGTTGATCTATCTGATAATCCAAAGCATCTTCTGCTTCATAATCAACTTTTCTTTCATCAATTAATTCCCATTCAGATAAATCTTCATCTTCTCCAAATGATTCTAAAGTAACTTCTTCTAACTTAACGCAATTAGGTACTTTTTTACCATTTTTGGTTTTCATACCCCTTTGCTCGTACCCATCCCAACAAGGCGCTTTAAGTTCTTCGTGACTTATGCAAGGCATAAAATAAGTAACACCCTCAACTTCGTGTTCGTGATATCCACCACATCCCATTTCATCTGCCACTTTTTCTGCTTCTTCTTTAGTTTCATAAGCCTGTTTGCCATCTATCTTTTTAAGGCTAAACTTCTGCATCTCAACCCCTGTTTCTTCTTCAATAGTTTCTTTATCTTGAATTTGAGTATCTACTTCAGTAAATTCTAAAGGTTGTAAGGTCGTAAAGTATAGATTTAAGCTAATATCATTGTAAGCTAGTAATTTATCAAAGTTATCTATTAAAAGTTCCTGAAATGGTCTTATTACAGTGTTATCCATTAATAAACTAGCAGTCTTTATTTCGTCTGCATTACTAGAAAAACCTGTACTAGATTTAATACCTAATAAAAATGGTGATACAACCCTATGTGCTACCTGAATTTTAGATTGTGATTCTTCAGAAAGAAACTGATATTGGTTATGAGCATCAGATAATTGAACAGGTGTTATTTCTGCTTGACTTTCTTTATTGTCGTTAAACGCAAGTATGAATTTTCCTGCATTACTTGTCCCACTAAATTTCTGAGCAATCTTATTTTCTATTAATTGTCTTTCCTGTTGGTTAGGTGTACCATTGTTAAAGTTAATTAACATACTAGGGCTTAGACCATTAAGTATATTATTTAAATGATAGTTGGACACTTCTTCTTCCAACTCTGCGTATTGTAATCCACCTTGGTAATCCACAGGTGAGTAGTAATAAAATCCTGCCTTGTATGGTTGAACATACAATATTTCAATATTTTCTTTAGACATACCAAAAGCAGGAATTCTAGTAGGTATATCTGTTCTTTTTATATTTGCCCAATCTTTATAGTAATAATATGCAGGTACTTCTCCATCTTCATTACATTTTTCTGCCCTTAAAGTTTCAATAGGCATATGTTCTATCTGTGCAATAGTCTTTCTATCCTTAGAATAGATAATCTGAATAGCACATTGTCCCATTAATTTTAGATCATAGCATAATTTTCTAACTACATCTTTTTTAAACAAAGAAACCATTTGAGCATACTCATTTGGCTTAGAACTTGAATCAGTAGCATTTAAGCCTTTTCCATAAATAGCTTGACTAATTCCATTGATTGCTGCATTATTTGTTGGACTACCATTGTATCGGTCAATTAAATACTGAAAGTAATTATTATCAGCACCATATTCAATCCAATCAGCACCATTCACTTCTTTAACTTCAGGACTTGTGTAAGTACTTAAATTAATAAATCCAAACTCTGATGTTTTAGATTTTTTTATAAACTGCCCTTTATTATTTCTTAATCTTGTTTTCATCTTACTAAATAAGTATTATCATAACCATTATAATCTAAATATTCATTTGAATTTAAATCATAGTAATCATTATTTAATTGGTCAATATCTTGATCTGTACAGAAAATTCTATCTTTAAAAATAACTTCTCCGTTACTAATAAGTTTTAAATCGTAAAAATGATTCTCAACTAATATAGGATCAAAGATATTATTAAAATTTAAGTAATTACCTGAATTTACTGCATTAGTAATACTATAAGTTTTTTCTACGTTAGTGCTATCATCCCTTATAGATAATGTAAAAGTAGATACATAGCTTCTTGGTATTACTGATAGAGATTGAGCAGTTGCTGATGTCGTTAGTATAATCATTATTAATATAACGAAAAAAAACATCTGTTTTGTAAAATTACTAAAGCAAAAAAAAAGCACCCTGTTAAGGATGCTCTAATTTTAACTAAATAATAAGATTATGCAGTTGGATCAATTTGTGTTGCATCTGCCGTTACTGCTGCATCTAAGAAATAAGGTGCAGTTTCTTCCATTCCCTCGAATGTTAAAGTAAAGCCGCTTAAATCGCCAGCAGCTGCTCCTGTGACTACAGTTCCGCCTGTGCATTCCATTCCGTTTTCAAATCCACATAGAAAGTTGTTTCCGTAGTAATCTACTACTACAATATAAGGTCTAGAAACTGCAAGTGTTTGCAATTCTGCCTGAGTTTTAGCATCTAAATATGTTAAAGTCAAGTTTAAAGTTTGAGTATAAAAGGTTGTTCCGTTTTCTCTAGATGAGGTTACGGTTGTTTCTAAACTAGAATTTCCTTTTACATCATATTCAAACCAACTTGGTGCAGGACTACCATCAGTGATAGTTGCTTCTTTAGTTGTACTATCTACTGCAATAGAAGCTATTGTTCCATAGTCTGCAAATAATACTTTTTTTATGCCACCAAAGGCACTTTTACAAGGTATTTTTCTACCTGTTGTTAATGTACAAGCCATTGTTTATATGATTTTTTTAAAAAAAAAGGGTAAGTAGATAAATTCTACCTACCCTATTTTATTGATTAATTAATTAATTATGCGTAAGATACGATATCTGAAGCAATTCCAAATTGTACTCCTGAAGTAAAACGCATTACCATTCTTACGTTGTTACTTGCATCTAAATCGCTCATATCTAAAACCTTAACTTCTTGTGTAGAATTTAACAATCCTGTTCCGAAGTATAAGTTACTTTTCTGTGCAACATACATTTTGTCATCAGATAATCCTGGTGATACAAATATCTTAACTCCATTGATAGTTAATGATCCATTATTCCACCATTGAGTTCCCATTCCATTCACACCATTTGCTCCAAGACCATTTGCTCCAAATCCACCTAATGCTTGAACATAAAGTTTTGCAGCCTTAGAAGAAACATAAACAAATAAATCTTCTTTTCCATACAATGCAGCAGGAATAGCTTCTACAACGTCAGATAATTTTTCTACGATATTAGCAGCAGTTAATGCAACAGATGTTAAAGCCTGACCTGCAGGAATATCTCCAGCAGTTACTGCAGCAGCGATTAATTTCTCAAATCCATCAAATGAATTTTTTGATGCAGCAGCAGTATCTCCTTGCCAAATATTAAATTCAGTATTCTGTGCAACTTTAGAAGCAACGTGTGCTATTAAAAAGTCAGAAAACTTAGGAGGTAAAGATTGACCTAATCCGAAGCCCATTTGCTCAGATTCCCAATCGTTTACGAAGTCATATTTACAAAGTTGTAAGTTCACTTGTAACTCAGTAGGTTGTAATATTCTTTCAGTTAATGTAATTGTTGATGTTGGATTAAAATCACATCCTGCAGCAGTTACGATTGCATCTGTTGCTAATTTTTTGATTACTTCTTTAAAAGCAATGTTAGATTTTACAGTGATTCCACCATCATCAATAGTTGATGCACTCAATAAAGCTGCAGCGATATATTCACCTGCAAATTGACCTGCATAAGTTGTCGTGATGTTTGTTGTTGTAGCTAATTCTACGTTTTTTAAATTACTCATTCTATTTTATTTATTTAATTTATTTAAAACTCTATCTAATGTTGATGTAAATTTTCCTTTTCCAAATTCAACTTTTTTCATTTGTTTACTTTCCCCTTCAGGATTATGTTTAATTGGCTTAGAAGCAGGCTCTGATAATTGTTCCTGTAATTCTTCTGAAAATTCTTCTTTTACAGTTCTCGATTTTAAAGGTGCTTGTACTTCATTTGACATTTCTTCTTCTTGCATTTTGCTTTCTTTGTCAGACTTTAAATCTGCAATCGCATCTTCTAGGTTTTGGATTCTTTTCTCCATTCCCTCCCAATCTGCAACATCTGCCATTTCTTCTTCTTTTTTTTCTTCTTTTTCTTCTTCTTCAGCTAGATCTTCAGTAATTTCTTTATCATCTGATTCTTCTTCCTTTGCAGGTACTTCATCTGATACTTCTCTAACATCAGCAATTTTACCTTCTTCTTCAACTACAACTAATCTACCATCTTCTAGTAAATATTCTCCAACAGGCATTGCTACCTTTTCATCATCTGTTACTATAAAGATTTCTTTATCCTTTTCAAATGATTCTGCACTTACTATTGTGCCATTTTCTAACTTCATTTCTTCAAGTTTAACCTCGATATTTAGAAGCGTTTTAATTTGATTTAACATTTCGGTTGATTTCATATTATTTATATAACGATTATTAATTTACTTTTTGCATTTTCAATCTGTTCTTGTTATAACACCTATGCCCTGAGCCTGCATAGATCCATCACAACACTCAATAGAATATTTATTTGTGTCCCAACATAAACAAGCCCTAGAACTTCCTGTTGGACTTGTTCTAGATGGTATAAAAGTTTTTTTGTTTTTTGTATTTCTGCCCATTAATTAGAAGTTAAAATTTCTTTTATTTTTAATAAGGTCTGTTTATCAATTTCACTTGACATATCTTCTTTAACTGCTTCTTTAGGTGATTCCATTTTGTCTGCAAAATAACCCTCAATAGAAAAACCCTTAACTTTATTTGTTCTAACATATTCATTCCAAACTTCTTCATTATTTACTTTTACTGCTCCCATCCAAGTTCCAACAGGTACATTTAATCCATACTTTCTAGACTTGTCCTGTACTTCATCTTCTACAATCCAAGATTCTACTAATGTCAAACCTTTTAAATCTTTTGAGTGTTCTAAGGTTGAATTGTTTTGATATCCATTTCTTAAATACATTTGTGATGCTTTAGAAATAGTATCTTTT